TGAGGCTGGACTAAATGATGCTTTCGGACCTGGAAGTGGATTCACGAAAAACTTAATTGGTAAGATGTTTGGACTTGGGCAGAAGAACTTTGCCAAAATGATGAATGATGAAATGCAACAGTACGGAATGTTTTCTGGTATGCAGAAACATGCTAGAAAGTTTATGGCTGCTCTTACTGAAGAAGCATCTGCTGTTGATGATATAGAACCACATATAGCAAATTTAATTGATGGTCAACAAAAACAAGCATCTGAGCGAAGCACAGAAGAAAAAAAATTCTTTACTTGGATAATGAGTGGCAAAGGTGGTGGACAAGGTGGTATGGGTGGTGGTAATTCACCAGAAAGAGCTGAGGTGATGAAGCCAGGTGATGGAAAACTACTAGGTACTGCTTTAGTTAAACATGGTGATACAGGTACATTTGCTGGTGATAAGGAAGGTACTTGGAAGAGTAAAGGGACGAAATTGACTCCTGGTGAGATAAGAGAGATGATATCGAAAAATCCAGATAAATTGCGTAAAATTATCGGAGGTGAAGCAATGGATGCATTGTTAGCCGGTGATGCGAATATTATGCCATCTGGAGCTATTAGATCAAAATCTATACTTACCCCTGCTGCACTCAAAAGGACAGGTGGTATGGGTGCAGGTGGTGGTTGTTGTAAAGAAATGCTTGGACACTTAAATGCTATTCGTAGAACATTGGTTCTGTGGAGAAAGTCAAAAAGAAAAGAATTCGTAATGGAAAAAAGAGATAGAGAAAAAGTTAGAAGAGCAAAGGCGCGAGAAGATGCTTCCGACGGTGGTGGTGGTATGGGCAAAGGCTTCTTTGGTGGTGCTGCATTTACTGGAATGTTTAAAGGCATTGGGAAGCTGGGAGGTGGCTTCTGGGCAAAAATGGCAGCATTGGTGGGTGGAATGATGGTATTGCCTGCCACTATTATGAAGGGGTTGGCTATGGCAGGTCCTCTATTAGCACATCCTCTTACTTGGGTAGTCATTGGTATTGCTGCCGCAGCGTGGTATTTCTGGGATGATATTACAGATGTTTTTGGCAAAATGAGTGCCTGGTGGAAAAACTTGAATATAAGTGATGAGATGAGCCAACTATGGGAAAGCTTCAAACTTAAACTCACTGATAAATGGGACGAGCTGTGGAATGATGCTCCCGAAGCAACAACTGTGAAGGGTATTGTAGTGCCTCCTAAACTAGGTGATTTCACTGATTTCCAAGTTAATGACGGTACTAATACTACTCCTACTGCAGTGGTGGTTGCTCCTGCTCCAATTCCTTCAGTCATTAAAGACTCAGAGGAGAAAGGTGTTGTTGATAGTATTCTTGGTGGTATCGCTGACTTTTTCCTTGGAAAGAAAGCACACGGTAATTTTAAACCTGGAGAAGATAATTGGTATGGGAAGCGAATTAGAAAAAATGTAGGAACTCCAGCAGAGCTATTAGAACAGGCAATTGTTTCTTTTTCTGAATCTGGGAAAGGTGACGTTCCTGCATTTGGTAAGTATGGAATAATGCCAAATAAAAAGAGTTGGGAAAAATATAGTGATTCGTGGGGAAAGGGTTACCTTACCGATATGGGTAATACAAGGGATAAGTTGAAAAATTCTGGCAAGAGGGTCATCAATCTTGATGATATGATGAAGAACGGACAGTTCAAGAAAAAGTGGTTAGATTATCTAATCATGAAAGGTGTTTTCCCTAGAGGAACCCGTCCAGGAGTGCCACTTAAACATGATATAGATTTTGAAGATAGCAAGAATATAATATCAAAAAACTTAGAGAGTAATACTACACAAATGGCAAATCTTTTAGGTAGTCTTCAAGATATGGTTGCTAGTGGTAATGGAATGGGAACAGATTTGAATGTACAAAATAACAATCAAAGAACTGTTAATAATTACGGTGGTGGAGGTGGATCTAATGAAGAGGCAGTTGCAAGAATGGTAGCACAAATGGCGAATAGAAACTCTGCTTTCTCATAACAAAAAAGGGACTCCGAAGAGTCCCTAATCACTACTAAAATGTTAATACTTAGTCAGCTGCTAACTTAGCAAAATAACTCATTGTATCATCATCAGAACTTGCACTTGCAGTAGGTTTTTTCACTTCATCTAACTGTTCTGCTCCACTAACATAAGTCTCAGAATCGCTTTCTTTTTCGAATGTCTGTTCAGCAGTACGTACTTGCACTGGAGCAGCACCGACAACACGATTGAAATGTGCTTTAAGGTCATCATAAGATTTAAACTTCTCGGTTGATACAAATTCTTGTAAGTCGTGAAGTTTACCTTCTTCCCATATGCCTTTAGCCACTTCCTCTTCGAGTTCAGACGTTGCATCGAACTCAGATTTATCATAGTTACGATATCCTTCAACTTGACGAATTTTTAACTTAAAGTTTGCACCTTCCCAAAAATCAAATGGATCCATTGGAGTCTCATCTTCAAATTCTGGAAACATCATATCTTTCACTTTAGCAAAAATCTTTTGTCCATAACGATACAAGAATACTTTCCCTTCGTTCTCTGGATGTTTAGGGTCACTAACAATGTAGATATTAGATATATAGGACATTCTACGTTTTCTCTTACGTGCAATGTCTTTATTCGCTTCTATACCAGAATTCCAATATTCACCATTAGACTCACATACTGGACAAGGATTACCCTTACCTAAAGTTGTTGGACATTCTTCAATGAACCAGCCACCTTTGTCTTGGAATCCGTGATTATATGTTTGTACGAATGGAGGATGTTCCTCATCTTGTGTTGGTAAGAATCGAATAACTGAATATCCATTACCTGATTTGTCTACGTCTGGTTTCCAAAATCTATCATCACCATAAGACTTCTTAGTGCCTCCTGACTCTTCTACCATTGATTTTAACTTTTCTATATTTGCTCTAGAACTAGAGCGTTTCTTTAGGGCTGAAAAACTTGCCATAATATTCTCCTTTGTTTTATACGATTGTTTGCCTTATTTTTTTGAGAGGGACGGCTCCTCTATGGTGGGTTTCACCCCACCAAACTATCTATGCTGGACTAGTATCAAGCTCACCCATATCTTCACCTTCACTACCAATTGCTCCTGATAGTACAGTGTTGAATCCATTTCTAGCCATTTCAAGTTGTGTTGCTTGTGATTGTAATCGCTGTAGACCTTGATTGATATCCATTAACTGAACGACTGCACCCTTTGCTTCATCTGATAAATCATCAAAGACGTAATCCGTTCCATCAATAGTAATAGTTTGTGCTTCTGTTGTTGCTTCTTTAGCTTCTTCTGCCATTTCATTTCTCCCTTAAGGTTTATAAAAATTGACTCCCTTTCGGCAAGTCATATTAAGTTACAGTGTTCTAGATTAAACCACTATAACAAAATGTATTTATAACATCGAGACTTAATTTTTTTACTAAATCTCGATATTTTTGTTAATTAAATCTCTCTTCCAATAATAACTCTGTTGTATGTTGACAAGCTGTTGCCAAACCTTCGATGTAATGAAAATCATTTTCTGCAACAGTAGGACTCTCATATATTAATTTCTTAACGAACAATATACCATTTAACTCATATGAAATATTGATAACGTTATCATCACGTTCTAGTTGTTTGATACCCGCGATACTGTCAATCACGGTTCTATCTTCATCCTTTAACTCCACCACATTACATTCTCCTTATTTTATCTACTAAGACTTTCTTGAATTTTTTAGAACTAAAATTCATGAAGTCGTTATAGTTGTTTAACCTATCTCGCCACGCTTCCCATACATAGTTCTCATCTATGTCATTATCAAATTGTTCAAAGAAGTTTAATATATTATTTAATATTATAAACGTCTCTTTGGATATCATATCCTGCAACAAGAATCTGAACAATATAGGATGTTCATTGGATTTAACTTGAAACAAATCATCAAACTTTAGTTCCCTCGAATTCAGAAAGTCAATTATATTATCTAAATCTTCAGAGAACAAGTATGATATACTTTGAACTCGTCTTTTCCATTCTATATATCTCGTTTCTGATTCAATGTTTAGAACAAGATCACCAATGTATAGATCTTCATTCTCAACAAAGTTAGAAACAAAAAATTGTATTATCTCTTCTGTGTTATATTTTAATAACTTCTCAAAGAAATATCTATCTCTTCTTTTCTCAAAGGCTTTAAAGGATACACCAGTGTTACCTTTATACTTAACAAAATCGTATTCTGACGTGAAGTGTAATTTAATTCCTATGTATAACTTATATACTTCAAATGAAGTCATTTACACCGGCAGTCTACTTATCTTTGGGAGTAGATGCAGTCCCTCACACTCGACTTCTAATTTGCCCTTTAAAGACTCATTAATAAATTTACCCATCTTCTCAGGTTCTATATTATACTCTTCACAATACTCGATTAACGCTTCGAGATATGTCAGACCACTACGTACCTTTTTTTCTATTATCATTGCAACTTGTGTTTGTTTATTCTTAGCCATATTATACCAAATTTCCTCCCAATTGTCAACTAATTTGTAACCTTTTTAATTACTTTTTTTACTATCCTTTTAACCAAGTCAGAATCTGCTCCAAACAGTTCAACGTATTCGTAAAGCATTGGAGATTCTTTTTCAGTTATCTTACTATATTCCTGCAACTTCAATGCTATTCCAAGATAATTGTATGTGCGTAGAAGGTCGAGGAATACGTCATTTGCATAAGCATCAAGTTCGTCTGGGTCGCTTAGATAAATGATTCTCTCTTGTTCTTCAGATAAGTCTGCCGGGTAACTAGGTAATACTTCCAAGCCACAACGTTTCATCATCTGTCCCCTGTGAATCATTTCGTGTTCTAATGTCTGAAGTACTTCGTGTTCTAAGTACTCCCATCTAGTGATATTTATAGTTATTGGTTTATTTTCATCTTTAACCATTAGAACTAATTCAATATTCACATCATCATCCCACTCACCCCAGTCGAAGAAACCACCAGCAGCAACGTAACCATCAGGCAATTCAGGAACAGAAATTACACTGACTTCAACACCATATTCAATAAGATGTTTTTGAAATAGACTTGCCATACCTGAACAAGACATCGTGGCATCAACTGCCTCACGCCTTATACGCTTCAGAACATAGACATCTTCTAGTATATTTCTAAACATACCAAAAGTATGCTTCCAATACTAGCATAGATAGGAAACTACCAAAAAATAAATAAAACTTAAGCATATCCCCTAGAAGAATCTATTTCTAAA